AAAGCTTGTTGGCGCTTATACTCTCACCCTCGGCCACAACACAGCGTGCGTCGATGAACGTTGATATCACGTCCATTTCACGGCGATACTCGTTAACGGAGTTAAGCACAGCCGCAGGCATTCCCAACCCCTCACGCTGCCACAGCATACAGCCGTCAACGCACCACCTGAGTATTGCGGGCAGCTCTGATTTAAGCTTATAGGGCAGCCTGCGGTCAACCTTTTCCTCGGGTATCTGCACGGTAAACGGTATCAGATGGATACGCCTCCAGATGCCCGTGTCGGTGCCTCGTATGATAGGCTTGTGGTTGGTCGCCATCCAGAGCTTGAACTCCGGCTTGAACTCAAACTCGTCCGAATAAAGCTTACGGGCAGTGACCACATCATCACCTGTGAGCTGTTTGAGAAGCCCCTCGTTTATCCTCATGCCCTCGTTAGGCTCCACCGATGTTACCAGCCGTGCGCCCTTGAGACGTGCGATATCACTGCTTGCATTGCCGTTTCCGCTGCTCCTGACCATGATGGTCTCGGGCTGGATGTTTGTGATATACCCGCCGAAAACATCACGCAGCACTTCAAGGAAAGTGGATTTACCGTTCCTGCCCGTGCCGTAGAGGAAGAACACGCACTGCTCGGCCGTGCTGCCTGTGAGGCAGTAGCCCACAGCCTTCTGGACGTAGCGTATAAGCTCCCTGTCACCGTTGAAGATGTCAATGAGAAACGACTGCCACTGTGGACAGTCCGCATGGTCGGTGTATTCTGCCGAAAGTATTTTTGTGATATATTTCTGCGGGTCATGAGGCAGCAGCTCGCCTGTTTTCAGGTCTATCATTCCGTTGGGGGCATTGACGATTGTCTTGTATCTGTCAAGAGATGACGGCAGTATGGGCACATGATGCTGAAGCTCCTCCACCATATTTTTCTTGGACTTACGGCTGCGTGACGCTTTCATGTGCTTTTCAAACGCCTTGGTGATATCGTCCTCCGCACCGTTTTCCGAAAGATAATAGGCGTACTCCTTTTTCATGTCGTCAATGGCACTGTCGGCGATGCGGTAAATGGTACCCGTATCATCATAGCACCAGCGGCGCTCATCGTAATACATCCATCTGCGCTCAACGTGATTGTAGCGTATCTTCTCGCCGAATTTATCCATTATCCGCAGGGCATTTCCCATGTCGTCCATGGTGTGCAGCGCAGGCTTTTCGGAGCTGCCGTTTATAGATATGGAATAGCTTTCCGAGCCGCCCTTGGGGTTATATACCTCACGGGTGCTGTCAACAGCCTTTTTTATGGTAATGCGGCCGTAGGTGCTGCCTGACTGCCTGCGGTCCCATTTGTCACGATACAGCCCCGATGCACGGAAGGCTTCATCTATCTTGTCGGGGTCAGCTCCCAGCCAGAATGAAAGCATATTGCACAGTGACAGGTCAGCCTCCGACTGGGATTTGAAATAATTTTCAAACCGTCCTGCGTAAAGGTCGGAGAACATGGCTCCCTGCTTTGAGCGCCTTGCCGCTTCCAGCGCCTCCGATACGGAAAGGGAGCAGGGAGCGGAAGATATCTTCCGCCTCTGCTGCGGCTCACGTCCGCCGCCGATGTATTTTTCATGCAGCCCCTTTATTGCCTCGGTGCCGTCGGTTATCTCCGCATATTCGGCGCAGATGTTCCCCGTCATCACAAAGAAGCGGCCGCTTTCATACATCTCAACGCCGTTTTTGTCCGAACGTCTGCCGCCTTTGGGAAGGGAGCCCTTGCAGATGATGTGAATGCCTGTGCCTGACTGGGACTTTTCCGTGTATGACTTCAGTGTGTGGATAAATTCGCCAATGATGTTGTTGTCATCGCCGCCCTCAAAGGCTTTCAGTGCATCTGTCTTGCCGTCAAGGTCAACGCCGAAATATCCGGAATTGTTGAAGATAAATCCTATTCCCGAAAATCGGCAGGAGCAGCTGACAGCTGTGTCAAAGTCGCTCCACGTCTCGGGATTGTTGCTCTGGGCCTGTCCGCCTGTATAGGGGTTTATGGGTATCTTGCTGATATGGTCGGGACGGTCGGGCTTGGGGTCGGGGACAGCCTTCCAACACACCCAGTTTTTCAGTATTTTTATCTCTTCGGGTATGTATTCATACATTTCCCCTCACCTCCCGATTTCAGAATGGCAGATCACTGTCGCTGATGACCTCTTCAAAATCGCTCAGATCTGCCGCTGTTGCTGTGGGTACCGTAGGAAGCGAACTGCTGCTGAGGCTTCTGAGCGTAAGCCTGATTATTGGCAGCTGGAGCAGCTTCCTTGTAAACGTGCTTGCAGTCGGGATATTTTGTTTCATTGACATACTTCACACGCTCGCTCGTTTTTTCTTTATAGGTGTTGTGCTCAATGGTCACACGGACAGGCTTGCCGATAAGGTCTTTACCCATTTCATTAAGCCCTGGATATGATTTTCCGGCAGGGAGCTGTGCGGCCTTGGCAAGTGCCATTATCTGCGCAAACGAAAATCCGTCCACCTGCATATCAGCCTCGGAAGGCTCCTTCTTCTTCCACAAAGAATGAAAGATGTACCTGTTTGAGAATTTCTGAGAAACATCATTTCTGATAACAAGTCGTACATCAAAATAGGGCGTACCTTTACCTGTGGAATTAAGTGCGGCTGTTCTGACAACGCACTCATATTCGCCCTCGGGAATAAGGTCTGAGCCTGTTCCCACATTATCGTAGTTTGTTGTAAAATTCATTTATATTCCTCCAATACAAGTTTGATTGCTTCCTCTCCACTGTGACATATTCCTGCTATCGCCCCGTTATTTCTCATCGCTTTCAGGAATTTTTTCTGTTCCTCCGATGCCCTGCCATCGGACCTTTTTACCTCGATGAATATTGCTTTCCCGTCGGAGCTGCGCACGCCGAATAAGTCCGAAAAGCCCTGCGGAAGACCTGTGCTGAAAAATCTGCCGTCCCGGGTATATCCGCAGCCCACATTGCAGCGGAACATCACTGCATACGGGGACAGGGCGGCACGTATCTCATTCTGTATCTCATGCTCCGTCAATCAGCAGCCCTCTTTTCTTCGCCTGATAATATGCCCAGCCGGGCTTATAGCCGTGCTTTTTGGCATAAAGCAGCAGCTCCTTGTAGCTTTTGCAGCTGTCGGGGTCGGAGTAATCTATGCGGAAGCCTTCTATTTTTTCAAGCACAGCTTCCTCCTGCCTTATCTCTTTGCGCTCTTTGACGGGCAGCTCCATTCCGCAGTAGGGACAGTTCTTCACGACCTCTCCGTTTTCGTCCCTTGTGTGAAAGGTAAGAAAGCATTCGGGACACTGGGTAACAGCGTTTTCGGC